GGCGAATAGGGGAGAATTTTCGTTGCATAGCCCGTGCCGATGCCTATGCAGCCATTGATAGCCAGCAAAGGCACCACGGGCAGATAGTATTCGGGCTCCACTTTGTCTCCGTCGTCGTCCACGGCCTTCAGCAGAATTGCATCCTCCTTCTTGAAGATCGCATCCACAATGGCTTCCAGGTGCGTATGAATGTATCGGGGACTGGCCGAATCCTTGCCGCCCAACAGTCGTGAGCCGAATTGTCCCAGCGGCTTCAGCAGATGCAGATTGTTCGAGCCCACAAAGGTCTGCGCCATGCCGACAATGGTCTCATTCAGAGACGTCTCGCCGTGGTGATAGGCCGCGTGCTCTGAGACATAGCCGGCCAACTGGGCCACCTTGATCTCCGACCGCAGATTACGCTTCAGGCAAGCCCACAAGATCTTTCGCTGACTGGGCTTGAACCCGTCCATCAGATGGGGCAGAGACCGAATATTATCCGCATGGCTGAAGTGGATCAGCTCCCCGTCCACGAAGCCCTTGTAGGTCGCCTTGCCGCCTGCAATCGGCATCGTTTTCGTCGGATCGTACTTGGCCAGCCAGTCCTTGCGATCATCGGAGCCCTTGCTTCCATCGAGCCCCTTCTTGCAGAAGGCCAAGGTGAGCGCCTGCTTGGACGGCAGCCCCTCCCACTCGTACTTGATCTCGTGCAGATCCTGGAACCATTCGCGAGCTTCTGCGGGGGTGCTTGTACCCAGACCCTTGTAATACTTGACACGCGTCCCGTTCAAGGAATGTGTGGCTCTCCACAAGTCAAACTCTTGGCTCGAATAGAAGGATGTGGAGGCGGATCCGCGTATGGCCTTGAGCAGGGGCGTCTGCAATGTACACAGATAGCCCATCTCAAGAAGCGAGGGCCATTCCGTGTGGAACAGGTTCATAACGAGGCCCTTGATGTGCGAGCCATCATGATCCTGATCGGCCATGATCATCACGCGGCCGTAGCGCAGATCCTTGGCTGTCTTGTACACCTTTTTGTGTTCTAGGCCCAGGATCGACTTGATGGCGGTGAGTTCCGCGTTCGCATTGAATTTCTGAATGGAGATATCGTCCACGTTGAGCACCTTGCCTCGCAGAGGGAAGACGCCCCAGAGCTCACGACCGACGACCTGGAGGCCCGAGATGGCCGAGGTAGCGGCCGAATCTCCCTCCGTTAAGATCAAGGTGCATTCGCTCGACCGCTTAGAATCGCCGGCCAACAGAGCATCCTCGAGCTTGGGAAAGCCCCGCAGCACCGTGCGCTTCTTGCCGTCCGACTTCTTGGCGTCCCGAGCGGCCCGTGCATCAAGGACAGACTTGGCCTCGTCCAGCAGTCCAAGCTTCATCAGGCCGTCCACAAGCTTCCCTGCAAAGGTCGGAGTAGACCCCCACTTACTCATAGTGGTGGTGAGGAACTCCTTGGTTTGACTGTCGAACGACGGATTCACGATCGTACAGTTCACAAAGAAGACCACGTGATCCTTGAGCTGGCCGGGCTTAATGTCCACCTTCTTTTTCAGAGCCGCGGCGCAGAAGTCCGTGAGGACAACACGGCTAACATAGTCGACGTGCTTACCACCTTTCCGTGTCTGAATGCCGTTCACGAAGCTGATCTGCTTGTCGAAGCCCTCCTCGTCCGAGTACAAGTGGCGACTGAGTACTGCACCAATTTCCCAGCGCGTCCCCGCCACTTCGAAGCACGAGCCCGAGATCCCGTCCTTTAAGAAGAGCTTCATGTACTTCTCGAAGGTGTTCGTGCTTAGTGGCGCGCCGTTCCAGGAGACCTTGACGCCTGAGCCGACCATGGCGGCCAGTTCCAGGATTCGCGTCTCAAAGACGGACTTCATATCCGCACTCAGAGATCCGTCCTGAAACGCGCCCTTGAACCGATCCTGATCGGGCGTAAAGGCGATGCGGACATAGCCCTTGGCCCCCGTTGCCTTCTTGATCGACGGCTTTCCCTTCACGCTCATGTTGGCCGACCAGGTCTGCGTATATTTTTTGCCCGACTCCGGATTCTGCGTATCCACTGTGAACTCGGTGGAGAAGAGATTGGCTAGCTTCGCGCCATATCCGTTCTTGCCGCCGACAATGCGCTCCTCGCCCTCGGTATAGTTGCTCGAGGTCAGAAGCCGCCCAAAGATGAGTTCGGGTATGTAGCACTTTTCCGTTGCATGCTCGATTATAGGAATGCCGTCGCCATCGTTGGTCACCTCCACACTCGTATCCGTCACCACCACATCGATCTTCTTGACAGGGAGGCGGCCTTCCGTCGTCGATGCACGCACAAAGGCGTCGCGTGCATTCACGATGATTTCGTCGAAGATCTTGTACAGACCTGGGTTGAACTGCAGGGATGCAAAGACGAGCTTGCCGTCCTTCAGGATCCAGCGATTCTCTTCGCTGGTCGCCGTGGAACCGATGTAAGTGTCGGGCAACTTGAGCACATGCTCTTCGTGTGACAGTAATTCATAGGTTTCGGCCATTTTGGATCTGGGGTATGTTGTACCGGTTAGAACCTTAGGCTGTCAAATTTTATTTAACAGCCTAAGTACTTTGTGGTAGAAGAACCTAGAAATGACGCGAACACGCAGAGGATCCTATTCGAAGCGCCAACAAGAACAACAAGAACAACAAGAACAACAAGGACAACAAGAACACCTGGATCTCATCCCCTTTCGCAAAAAGGTCAATGAATGGCTTCGCGATGTCTATATCGACACCGATTCTACCACCGGCTATCTCGTAAAAAAACCAGGTGGGTTCTATGGACGGAAAGCGAAGGCCCTCGTGCAGCAGATTTATAGCATGAGCCCCCAGGTCAAACTCATTCTCGGAACACGCTCGATTCGAACTAATTCTGCCTGCCTCTACCTCTTTTATATAGTCAAGTTCCTGAGCAACTATGTGATTCCACCGCTGGCCGCCTTTCTGGCCGCCTATTTCTACTACTTCTCAGATGTGCCGATTCAGCAGCAGGAATCTGTTACAGAAACCTCTACACTCAATACAACCGACACCTGGACCCTGGATCCGGTGGCGGCCGGTACCTGGACAGGCAACGGCATTCGCACCTTCCTTTCCGTCCCCTTGCAGTTCTTGGGCAGCACTCTGGATCGCACATTGCATTTGTCCGAAGTCGTAGACTCCGTCCAGATCACAGGAAGCCGTCTCTTCTATACCCCTTTTGTGGGGCTCACGACCTATATTCTGACCCATTTGGCCCTTCAGTGCATTCTCAATCTACAGATGCTCCTGTCCAAACAGTGGGCCCTCTGGAACTATCAGGATCTCTTCTTGAAGGAGACGTCCGAGGCCATTGAGCGTTCTGTAACGGGGTATCTGAAGCCGAATCTCATCTATACCTTTGAACAGTACTTGATCCATTCTTCGAAAGTGGGCAATTTACAGGATCAAATACTTGAACACCTTCTGTACACGTATAGGGATGATTTGGATCTGTTGCGAGAGACGATATTGGAGCAGCTTGCGAACGCAATTCGAGCCATCCCCTTGGCGGAACACCTCGTGCAGGGGAAGATTGGGGATCAGTATCTGAAGGGGATCCATGTGCTTATTCGCCATGCAGATGAAGACTTGTCGGCCCTTCTCCTTCAGCTGAACCAGGAGATCCATCGGTTTCCTGGCGATATGAGACAGATGGCTGGTCGACAGTTCTCTTGTCTAAGAAATCTCTACTGATAAAAATCGAATAACACTCCTCCTACAGAGGAGGCGTAATTAGATTTTTAACGGTACTAAAGTAGAGATGACGACCTTTGGTCAGCCGGCCCCGTATCTAGGCGGCATCCAGGGACTCAATCAGCCCGCCGTGAGCGCGGGTAGCTGCATGTTAACGCCGACACAGCAGTTTATTCGGCCGGCGATTGGCGGCAAGCGGCGTTCTCAGAAGAAGCGCCGGACGCAGAAACGGAAACAACAGAAACAGCGACAACAGTCAGGAGGATTTCTCCCATCCATCGGCGAGCCCTTCGTGGCCGCAGTGGGCAAGTACGTGGCGCCCCTGGCCTTGTACGGGATCTATAAATTTCTGAACGGGACTAGAAAAGGCCGCAGCCGACGCGTTTAATCCAATCCCTATCCGTTTCCCGGCACATCTGGTGCGTTCAAATCAGACATCAATGAGAGGTTAAAGCCCGAGTGAATTGAAGTCCTTCAGATGAGTTCCACTGCAGTCACAGGGAAGGCGAACGCCAATGGAAATCTCTTTGAGATTCGTACGGTGCAGAGTGGTGCCTTTCGCACCTTGATTGAGGGACTGAAAGAGATTCTGGCCGAGGCCAACATCGAGTTCGACTCTACCGGCATTCGGATCATTGATGTCGATGAGACCCACGTGGTTCTGACGTATTTGCGCTTGAATGCCGATAAGTTCGAGTACTTTTACTGCCCGAGCAAGTTCATTCTGGGCGTCAATATGATCTACCTATTCAAGCTCATTAAGACCTTGTCAAATACCGATTCACTGACGCTCTTTCTGCCGGCCTCCAATCCGAACAAGCTGGGGATCAAGGCGGAGAACGCCGAGAAGCAGACGACAAACACGTGGATGATGAAGCTGTTCGATACCAATGTGGAGAACATTGAGATGCCGAACATCCAGTTTACTTCGATTATCAATATGCCGAGCAGTGACTTTCAGAAGATCTGCCGAGACTTCAACGCTTTGGCCGAGAAGCTGGAGATCACCTGCTCGGGCTCGGATCTCATCTTTCGGTGCATAGGGGACTATGTGGATGGCGAGACAGTGATCCTCTCCGAATCACAGACTGGCGTGAAGGTGCAGAAGCTGGGCGCTCCGACAGAGATTGTGCAGGGGATTTTTGAGCTCAAGTATCTGACGATGTTTACGAAGTGCACGAATCTGTGCCCGAGCATTGAACTCTATCTGAAGAACGATTATCCGCTGGTCTTGCGGTACATGGTGGCGAATCTGGGAGAAATCAGGCTGGTGCTGGCGAGGCACAAGCAGAAGGCATAGTTGGGGGACAAAAACCCGCCGAAGGCGGGTTTCCTCCCCCTTACCCCCTGTCCCTTATGTTTACTTATGTTACGTATGATTACTTATAGGTTAAGTAATCATACGTTTTCAAAGGCCTTCTTACTTCC